TGACCTTCTTACGGATCACGTCCCGGCGCCGTAGCTTCTTGCCTTCTGCCTCCGCGTCGTCTTCCCACTGGCGAAATAGCTTCGCCGGAACATCGGAACGATAGGCCGTCACCCCCTCATCGTCGCAAACGAGTTCGTCTTTCTCCTCTTCGACCTCGTAATATCGACACTCGCGCACATGATCGTCACGTATCCAACCGGCATCGTTGCCATCAACGGAGTTCGCGACCGTCAGGCGACTTTCAAGTTCCGGGTATTCCTCGATCACTTCATCCTTGGGACGATCAGAGAAGACAAAGCCGTAACGAGCGCCGGTGCCGTCAGGCTCCTCGCAATCACAATCCAGCATCACGCCCATCGGGTTTTTGCACGATGAAATGATGATTTCCTGGTCCATCGCTTCCGGTCCCGGCGTCGGATCGGGCGATGCGTATCTGGTCTCGACAATCGTGAAGCCAAGGCCCGCGTCTACCTGATACTCAATCGCCATGCCCTGCGCCATTTGCGCGTTGCTGACGTTGGCGATGGATCGATACATGCCCTCATAGACCTCGGCGGCGGCCTGCGTGGCACCGCTGCCCGTGGGGCGGTATTTGACGGATGACTTATTCTGCTTGGCGTCGTTGATGATGTGCAGGTTGCGGACGCGCGTTTCGTTTACGGTCAGGGAGGGACGGGCACCACGATCGCGATAGACTTCAGCGGGCCACTGCCAGTTGTTGTAAGCGTCACCGTTAGCGAAACGAAGATCTTCAAGCCAATGCGTGCGCGCGGATTGTTCCCATTGGTGGCACTTGCGCCAGCGGCGGTGCGCGCGGTTCACCACGTCCTGGTACTTGCGGCCGCCAACGGACTGGATCGTGTCGTCGCTGTCGAGAGTTGAGGACAAGGCTACTTCTTGCCCCGCTTCTTGACGGCGGCGTTCGCGATCCTGATTGCCTGCCCGTCGTCACCGGTCTTCTTCAACACCGCGTCAGCCGTCGCGGCCCATTGTTTCTTTGCAGCGGGCGATTTGGCTTTCTTCGTGTGCTCTTCGGCCTGATTAGGACGCCAAGGCATCAGCGCCGCGCCTTCGGATACGTCATCTGAGGCGCGTCTTTCGGCGGCTTCGGTGCCAACAGGTCGGGCCGATCCACGCGCGGCGGGCGGATGGTGTTCGTGCCTGGCGTGACGCGCGGCTCGATGAACGGCGAGTTGCCGGATGATGGGGCGAACTGATCACGGTCGTTGGGGTTCATGCCGCCTTTCTCCTGTCCAGTTCCGCGCGCATTTCATTCAGCATGTCCACGGCCTTATCAAGGCTGGCGCGCGTCGAGACGAGTTCGGCGTATTGCGCCTGGATGATGTCGTCCTTTTCGCGCAAGGACTGTTCCAGGTGCGCGATGGCCTGATCCTTCTCGACGGCGCCTTGTTCGATGATCTTGACGCCCGCTTCCAGTTCCCGCATCGCGTCTTCAAACTGACAAATCATGGTTGTCACGCGATAGAGATGGTCGCGCATGGCTGGACTGTCAGTTGTCATGGACACAAGCCGCAAGGCCGCGATCGTGTCAGAGAAGTCCGTCACTTCACGCGCTTTTTCGCCGCGCTCATGTCCGTGAGGACCGACGGCTTCTTGGTCTGATCCGACCATCCCTGTTTCAGCCCGTCGCCTTTCGGCATCGTGTCGCGGCCGCCACCAGCTGGTGCCGTCTTGCCCATCGTGCCGCCGGCCTGCGCGTCACGAACGAGTTTGCTGTCTGCCATGGTGTGCCTTTCAGATCGATGCCCACCCGCCGGACGTTGGCGGGATCGGGCGATGGATGAAGGGAGGGAGGATGGGCTTGGCCACGTTTTCCGGGTCGATCGAACCTTGGACGCCAGTGCCGATCGCGTCAGATCCGTGACTGGCGCCATCGTGAACGGGTTCCGCGCGCCACACGCCCATGTGTTCGTTCCACTGGCGCCGGTAACCGCGTAACTTCTTCAGGCCGACCTCGCAACCTTTTGAGTCGAACCACGAGCGCGGCAGGATTTGGCGAACGGCGGACACGCGGTCGGCTGGATTGGCGGCGGGCACCACGAAGATCGGCTTGACGCCGAGGCCAGTCAGCATCGTACGGCGCGATTTGCCGCCCGCGCTTAGTTCACGCACCTCGATGTCGTGCGGGAGATAGTGCTTACCGTAAACGTATGGTTTCGAGTGCAACAATTTGGCGTAGTAATCGAAACCCTGGCTGCTGTCCTCGTGGTATTCAAGCCATCGCCATTCGCCACCCGGGGAACGCTGGAACCACCAGATGGCGGTGCTGTCATCCATGCCAAGATCCCAACAGGTGAATGTTGGGAGTTTAGGATCATATGTAACTTTACATACGCGACCGTCGCGGATGACTTCATCGAGCCACTTGCCGTAGTATGAGCCGGAGTTCGGCGAAGTGAATGAGCATTCGAGTTCCTGCGCGAACTCCTCGGCATCCAACGTCTCGCGCAACCGCTGCACCTGCGTCTCATCAAGCGCGTGGGTCGCGGTGTAGGGCAGCAGATAACGAGAAGCGTGCGGATCGTGGCCGGCGGCGTCGTAGGCCGCGGCGAGGCGTCCGTTGCCTTTGGGCGTGCCGATCTTGACGCGGGCGCCATCGTAATCGGACAGCATCGGCTCGACCACCATATCAAGGCCGGTGGCGATCACGTCGTCAGCCTCATCCTCGATCACCGAGTCCGCGTAACCGCCGCGCCAACTGTCCGGCTTGTCCATCCCGCCGCACTGGTAGACGCCGCCGTTCGGCAGTTCCACGCGCAGCACCGACTTCATCGCGACAGCGCCGGGGATCATGTCGGCGGCCCGCGCTACCTTGTCCCAAAGACCCGTGCGCTGCCACATGACCTGGGCTGGAAGGACATGCACCACGCGCGGCTTGTCGGCCCTCAGATTGCGCCTGGCGGCCGGGATATGGCGACGATCTTCGGTCAGTGCCTGGCGTAAGCCACGCCAGACGAATGCGGTGGATTTGCCGGCGCGGCGGTGGACCACGGCCACGAGCGAGCGGGCGCGATCCTCGATCAGCGGGATTTGCCAGTCGCGCGGCGTGAACGGGAGGGTGACGACCTTCGCGGTCACTCGGCCTTGCCCTCGATCTGGTTGACCGGCGCGGCAATCTGTTCCGGCGCAGACCAGCGGTAGACGACTTCAGTCACGATCGGGTTGCCGTCCGCGCCCGTCACTTCCGACCGATCACGCTGGCCGAGCATTTGCTTGCCAAGCCAGATCAGCATCGTATCGGAGCCAGCGTGCGCCTTATGCCATTGTTGACGGCGTAGCGTAGCGGCACCCTTGTCGCGCCCCTCATCGATAGCGTCCTGAACAGCGGGATTGAGCGCCATGTATTTGTACAGCGTTGAGCGCGTTACACCTAGGACGGCGGCGATCTCGTTGACGGTGCAGCCGATACCGGCGGCATTGCGGACCATATCCAGATCGATTTCCGCGCGTGGCCGTCCGTTTGGACGCTTTTCGGGGAGTTCCGCATCATCGAAGCCCTCAAGCGGCATCAGCGCGCTCCATGCGTTCGGTTGTCAGGACAGGTACGAGTGCCTTAGCGATGTGATACATCATAACCGGCGGAACAGCGTTGCCGCAGCGCGCCCACTGGTCAGCGTAGGAACCTGTAAGCACGTAATCGTCGGGGAACGCGCAGATGCGTTTCAGTTCAGCGATGGTAAACTTGCGGCGCTCGGTGGGGTGGACAATCGAGGCGATACTACCGCCTCCGCCGCTTGCCGTTGCCGTAGGGCATGGCGCGTTGAGCGCGGGCTTAACCAGAGAAAAGTACTTCGCTGACTGTTCGCCTGGCTTTAGCTTGTCCCACTCTGCGCCGATCGCATAGCGGCTGATATCGGTTTCGGCTTCGACCTGATGTCCTGTATAACTCGCCCCGCCACTGGCCGGGACCGAGGGCGCGGGCGCGGTTGGTGACAGATCTGTCGCCTTTGTAAAGCCGTGCACCGCCGTGCTGGCATTAACGATCCAAGGCATCGCGTCCCGCACGCTGTAACGATACGCCAGGGGCTTCGGATACACGGGCGCGGCGTCAAGATCGTTCCTGATTCCCATGAAGATTACACGTTGCCGCATCTGCGGCACGCCGAGCCATTGCGCATCGAGCAGTTTCGCCTCTACCCGGTAGCCGCAGGCACGCAGCGCGCGGAGGATTTCGAGGAAATAGCCCTTGGCCGTTCCCTTGATCAGACCCGACACATTCTCAGCAACGAAAGCCCGAGGCTGCAATCCCTTCAGCAACCGCGCAAACTCGTGGAACAGATCGTCCTGCCGCTGCGTGGCGTCGTGCGAAGTCGTGACGCGCCCCCAGCCCTTCTCGCGCTTGCCAGCGG